AGTCCATTCCGAGGATACTCGAAGCGGTGTGGCACCTCACCAAAGCGATCATGAAGGCCTTCTACCAAGTCAACTGGCTCGAACTTGGGTTGAGAGTGATAAGGGGAGTCCTGTCTGGAATACAGTCGGTGGCACCTCGTGTGCTGGATGTCGTCAAGAACCTCGTTCAGAGAGTTCTGCGGTACTTCGGATTCACAGGACTCGCAGCCAAGGCCGGAGCAGCATTTGACAAAGCGAAGACCGCAATTACGCAGAAGTTGGATGCAGCCAAGGAAAAGGTGACGGGATGGATAGATGCGATCAAAGGGTTCTTCCCAATAACTCTTGGTAAGATCTTAAGTTTCTCGCTCCCTAAAATAACCATAGGGTCGAAGAGCAAGAGTGTCGGTGGCAAGACGGCTACAGCACCTACCTTCGATGTTGGGTATGAGCAATACGCCAAGGCTATGAGCGTTCCGTATATGCTTACAAGGCCGACACGGTTCGCCATCGGTGGTGAATCTGGAGACGAGATGCTCTACGGCAGAGCATCCCTTATGAGAGACATCAAGGAGGCTACAAGTGGCAATGGTGGAGTCGTGAACATCTATCTCCAGTACGATGCATCTGATGATGCCAATGACATGGTGAGAGATGTAGCACGAGGATTAATTCGATATAAGATGGCAGGAGCGTTCTAATGGCAGTCAATATAACAGGAAGACCAATGCTCGGCGTGAGCAGCCTGTCTGCACCTATAAGGGTGAAAAACACTCGGAAGATGCAAGCCTCGTGGAAGGTTTCGGGGTGGCTCACGAACGAGAACAACAACAGAAGAGCAACAAATCTGCAAATCACTTGGACATTAGACATAAAGCAGAGGACGGCAAAGAAAGACCCGAAGGTGGTAACGAAGAACGCCTCGGTCAGAGTGAAGACGAGCATTATCAATTTAGACAGTTTCAAGATTGGGAAGAAGACATATACTCGTAACGACTTCTACCCTGTCGGGAAACTGATATTACAGGCGGTCACCGCAACGGTTGCTCCGAAGAATGCTAAAGGGGTCGGCACGAAGGCTGCTGCGAAGGCAACGAGGAAGTTCAAGGTTCCGGTGGCTCCGGCTATATCTGATCCGACATTCAACCCGAATACAGGAAGTGTGTCTGCCACAATCACGACAGACGCTGGCCTCACATACGCCGAGAGATACGACACCAAGTACGAGGTGTCCGTCTACGACAGCAGAACGGGTGAAACGATCCTCGCTTCAGATGATGCGTCCAGATCCACGGAGTTCTCGTTGAGTTATGATGTACAGGACTACCAAGCACTCGGATATGACGATTATGTGAAGATTACATTCTCGGCAAAGGCAAGAGGCTATGCCGGAGATTCGAAGACGGTCACAAGGACATATTATGTCTCGTATCCATCGCAGGTCACCATCAAGAGTGCGACATGTGACAGCAAGAGCAACACGGGCAAGATGACGGCTCTGATAGACACGAACAAGGTCAAAGAGCACCCTATTGATGAGATCCAGTTGGAGTACCTTGCTAATGTCGATTATGCGACCGCTGACGAGATCGCTGGCGATGCTGGGTGGACAGCCACGGACATCGTGGACGATGTGGACTGCACGGCGATGGCGATGCCTGTCGCAGATCTGTTGCCGGACAGGGGCAAGTACACATGGCTTCGTATAAAGTCGTACCACGCTGCGGAGAATGTGCTCTATAGGTACTCGAACTACATGATGGTCGAGGACTTGGTCACGCCAGCAGCCACGGCTGCGGATGACTCCATTACGATCATCTCGGCACGAGCCGGAGCAGACGGAGTATCTGCCGTGGTGCACCTCGGTTGGAACGCTGACGGACAGGATGACTCCGATGGCACGGAACTGTCATGGGATGAAGAGGAAGATGCATGGAAGTCCACCAAAGACCCGTCCAAGTATGAATTCACATGGTCTGACGGTCGGTATCCAGAGACAGGGGCGATCCAGTACCACGATTCGGCAACGATCACCATCAAAGGCCTCGGTGAGGGTGAGAAGTATCACATCAAGGCAAGGCGGTACAAGGACGGCGAAACTACGACCTATTCGGACTACTCCAATGCAGCCACGGTGGTGACGAGCGAGAAGCCGGAGATGGTCGTGGCGAGTTGTGACGGCTATATCCCTGTCGGGGAGCCTCTGCAAGTTTATTGGACATTCTCCGGCAACGGAGTGCAGACGGCATGGCAGATCGTCAAAGCCGACACAGGATACTCTTACAGGCAAGTCACGGGAGCAACGGGTGACCCATCCGCACAGGGATGGTATGAACTTGTGAGTGGTGAGTATGTGCTCTCCTCTGACACCGAGGTCGATGATGAGAAGGTCTACTACGAGAGGGAGACATACGGCTCGATCATAGCCGAGGGCGAGGGCAGCATCGGTTCGGCACAGATAAGTGCCGACAGGCTTGCATCGCTTGCCGTTGATGGCACGGTATCGTTCACAGTACAGGCATCGACAGGCTCTGGCTTCGTGGCGAGTGAGGCCAAGAAGGTAACCATCCTCGAAAGGCCTACGCTTGAGGTGGACATATCACCAACTCTGACGGTTCAGCCGTTTGAATTTGATGCTACAGTCTCGACTCCGTGTGACCTTGTGGTCATCGTGTCGAGTCAAGGTGCTAACGGTCAGTATCCAGAGGGATTCCTCACACAGACGAGCGGAGACACCGTGTTCAGCGATGTTATCTCTCCTGTGTGGGAGACAGAAAACGATGCACTCACGGCAACTATCACGCTGCCGACAGGCCTCGACTTCTGGGATCTTGGCGGTTACGAAATATCCGTCATGGCGATCGACCGTACGACAAGACTTCAGACGGAGGAGATCGTGACGGAGTTCGGGGTAGAGTGGGCGAATCAAGCGAAAGACCCGACAGCCGTGCTGACGGCGGTGGATGAGGTCGATGCGTCTGGCGTACACCATCTCGCCGTGGACATAGCACTTACACCGCCATCAGAATCTGCCGAGACAGATGTATATGACATCTACAGGATGGACGGCGGTAATCCTCATCTGATCGGTCAGTCGTTCCCACTCACATACACAGCCAGAGATGAGTATGCACCATTCGGGGAGGACATGAGTCTGTACTACCGCATCGCATTGAGGACGGTGGACGGCGATGTTGCCTTCAGCGACTTCGAGTATCAACTTGAGAGCAAACTGATGCGTTTCGATTGGTCGGGCGGTGTTCTTGAACTGCCGTATGGCATCGGCATCGAGGATTCGTATGGCAAGGATGTCGAAATCAGACAGCACATGGACGGTTCTTCTGATGCGTACTGGAATCCGAACATCGAGCGTAAAGGGTCGCTCTCATCATCTGTCATAAAGATAGTACAGCCGGAAGAGGTTGACCTTGCGAGGGCATTAGCCAGATATGACGGTGCCGTGTTCGTGAGGTTGCCGGACGGAAGTGCTTATGAGGCAGATGTACAAGTCACAAGCCTTTCGAGGGAGAACGAGGCGGTGACTTCGATAGCCGTGGATGCGACCGAGATCGGACTGACACAGGAGTTCATTCTTCCGTCACCATACGAACTTGAGGATGAAGAAGAAGATGAAGGTGAGAGTGAGTAATGGATTGGGACAGATCGTATTCCGCAACATGGCGAGTATATAAGGTGAATCCGAAGACATGGGCAGACGGAGAAAGGCTCGAAAAGGTCGATTCCGTCAGCCTGTCTCGGACAGCCGATGGAAAGATGCTCGAATCGGGGAGCATGAGCCTCACGGGAGACTTCGAGACGGGATACTACCGAATCGTGATGATCGCCGAACAGGGCAACCTTGTGGAGAGAGTTGATATCGCCACGCTCCTGTTCCAAGAGACGGGTGGCTCGTATAACTACAGGACAGATTATCGGGATATAGACGGGAGTTCCGTACTGTTCCCAGCATCCACCACGGCGGTGGTCATAGGTGAGTACGCTCCGGCTGGAGTCGATGGTGCGAGGTACGCAGCAGACTTGCTTCGGAGTGCAATCAATGCTCCTGTCGAGGTCGAGGGTGGGTACATCCTCAACGATCATGTTGTACACGACCTCGGTTCCTCTGTTTTGGAGGCGGTGTGGTCTGTGCTCGATGCTGGAGGGTACATCATCCAGATCGATGGCAGAGGCGTGGTGCACATCAAACCGAAACCAACCACGCCTGTGCTCGTTATCGACAACACGATGGTGAGACTGATGCAGAACGGGGTCAAATACACCGCAGATGAGAGCGACATCCCGAATCGCTATGTGGTCGTTGACGGCATCCACATCACCATCGCCACGAACGAGTCCGAGACAAGTCCTGTCTCTGTTCCGAATCGAGGCTTCTGCGTGGATCGGGTGGATAAGTCACCGAAGCCGATAAACGGCGAGACATACGGCGAGTATGCCAACAGGAAACTGCGAGAGGCCAGCGTCCTTAAGGAGAGCACATCTTACACAAGGGAGTATGTTGACGGCGTCTATGTGTACGACATCGTGCGGTCATCCATCAATGGAATGCAAGGAGACTACCGCATCCACTCGCAGAGCGTGAATTGTGACAACGGCATAACTATAAACGAGAAAGCGAACAAGGAGACATCTGTATGGTAAGTAATGAAGCAATCGGTGAATTGGTACAGGCGTTACAGCCGGAGCCGACAGATCAAGACACGACTTACGAGGCTGTGGTATCGAGGGTCGATGAAGAGGGCGTGGTGTGGGTACGCCTCGCTGGTAGCGACAAGGAAACTCCGACCGCATCCACATCTGCCGAGGTCAAGCGTGATGACCTTGTGAATGTCGAATGGCGTAACAACAAACTGTACATAGCCGGAAACTACTCGAATCCGTCTGCTGGTGCGATCAGAGTCGATGCGGTCGAGAGGGCAGCGACCGTGGCACGGACGGCTGCACAGAGTGCGGTAGCAGACGCACAGATAGCAAGGGAGGCAGCCGAGTCTGTCGAGGGCATCGCCATAAGAGCCGAGGGATATGCGACCGAGGCGAAGGCAAGTGCCGAGAACGCATCGGAGTACGCAGCCAGAGCACTTGGCAATCTGTCCACGGTGCAGAGCGTGACGGAGACTCTTAACTGGATCACGGCACACGGCACGATGACGCTCACGACCGATACGGCACTCGACCCGACTCATGTGTATTTCGTAGTAGATGCACAGGGTGACTATGAGGTCGGCGGTACCCACTACTCCGTGGTTACGGAGCCAGATGTGGCAGACATATCGACCTACTATGAACTGTCAATAGACGAGTCTCTGAATAATTATGTCGGGACACATCTCGCTGCCACGAGCGAAGGTCTGTGGCTTC